AGCCTTCAGAGTTCACCGAAGAAGAACTTGATGCGCTTATTACAGAACTCATTTCTTATCAGTTTGAAGGGTCGGTTATTGTAGAAACGCCGACGCCTAAAAAGATCAAATCTCCTGAGATGCCACCTCGCAAAGATATTGACTGATGTGCTCAACGCTCCAGAATATCTTTCACCAAGTTCAATAAGCACATTTCAACAATGTCCGTATAAGTACAAACTTTCTCGGATAGATGGGCTCAAAGAACCCGCCACCGAACATACATTGTTGGGCAATTATGTTCATTCTATTTTAGAAGAGTTCTATCGTCTTGAAGCATCAGAGCGAACAGTTTTTAACGCACGAACTTTATTTCGTGCTGTTTGGGATGATTACTCTGAAGAAGTTACCAAAATTTATCGTGGGAACAAATCTCGTATAGATGAGTTTCGGTTGAGGGCTCGCTACTGCATAGAGAACCTTATGGCGATGGAGCCGTCTAACGAAATTGAATTTGACGGTATTGAGACAGAACTAAATCACTCTGTGCTTGGCGTCCAAATTAAAGGCTTTATTGATAGATGGGCTGTCAAAGAGGGCAAAATAGACATTGGAGACTACAAGACAGGGAAAGTCCCTCAATTGCGATTCCGTGATGACAAGTTTGATCAACTACTAATTTACGCTGTTATTTTGTCCGAGATTGAGGACAAGGAGATTGGCACCCTAGAGTTGTTGTACATCAAAGACGGGGTTAAACTAACCAAGAATCCAACCCAAGAAGATATAAATAGAATTAAAGAAATGTTAGTAGAAATAAGAAGTGCCATAGACGAACGATGCCAAACAGAGGTTTTTGAAACCAAGGTTGGTGTATTGTGCGGATGGTGTCACTTTAAACCTATATGTCCTGCATGGAGTAAAAATAAATGAACGATGAAGCATTCTCGCGACTTGTCGCGGAAGAAGTAAAAAACAAAGCATCTGAAGCACAGAAAAAATATCTGATGATGCCCGAGAATCTAGATAGATGGAAGCGGGCGTTGCAATATCTTTCCACAAATCTTGAAGAACAGATCAAAGAGATTGACCAACAAGAAGCAATACGCCTAACCAAGTACAAAAATTTGGGGACAGAAGGCGATCTTTTGCTTGCTGAAGCGTCGGCGACATCTGGCGTTCGTAGATCAAAAATTGATAGGTTCAGATTTTTTGTGTCAGCCAAACTTGATGAGGTTTCAAGGATGGTTGCATCTGTTTCTGAGGAAAATCCGTTAGATGATTTTCACCGCAAAGCAATAAAAAAGTGGTGGTCTCTAATGCAAGAATTTGAAATGGAACCAACACGAATTGACTATGCGCTCTATGCGTCATTAGACGGCAAATGGGATTTTGAAGATCTCAGCCTAGAAAACAATTTTGACGATCTTGAAGATTAAGGAATTATTTCTTGACTCGTCAGCGATTATTTCTTGACACATCATGCGTTGACGCGGCAAGAGAAAGACTCCGCCATGTATACGACACTTTTGACACTGTCTGCTATCAATTTTCTGGAGGCAAAGACAGCACAGCCATAATTTATTTGGCTAAAGAAATACACGAAGAAAGAAATCTTGGAAAAGTAAAAGTTATTTTTCGTGATGAAGAGATGGTCAGCCCTGCCGTAGTCAAGTTCGTTGAGAAAGTGCGTCAATACGATTGGGTTGACATGGAATGGTATTGCCTTCCATCGGGTCAAGAGATTTGGGTTTTAGGTAGACGAGAGTATGTTTTGTTGTGGTCTCCTCAACGAAAAGCCGAAGGTCGTTTAGTTAGAGAGATGCCTGAGTGGGCTATTAGGGCTGAGCACTTTGGTTTAGATCCATCAAAGCCTTGCCCCAATCTTGTTGACTATTACACGATGCAAGGCAAAAAAGGTAGAACCGCTTTTGTTATGGGTGTGAGAGCAAACGAGTCAATGGTCAGGTATCGCTCATGCGTACAAAAATTGCATGAAAACTATATTGTTTCGCCGTTCTTGTTGCAAAAATCAATCCCCTTAAAATTTGCGAAAGTCATTTACGATTGGACTACCGAAGATGTCCTCAAGTTTATTATTGATGAACACAAAGCCGAGTACTGCGAATATTATGATTTGGCTGAATTGACTGGTAGCAACAGTCGTGTAGGTATCCCTTTGCATTCCGTTGCTATTCGTAGAATCGGTGATGTTGTTGCTACTGAACCTGAGTTCTACGATCAACTTGTCCGCTGTTTTCCTCAAATAGATGCACAACGCAGATATTGGGCTGATTTTGATATTGAATCTTTGATATTGGGTTACGCGTCCAAAGGTTGGGATGGTATTTCTGATTGTATTGACGACCACATGTTGACGCCGGGGATGCGTTTAGATGCATTGAAATTTGCATCCGCTTTCCGTAAAAAGCGGGCAGTTGATCCATATGGTTTTCCGCTTGAGTATTTAGTGAGGACTTTGCTTCTCAACGAATTTCATCAGTCAACGCCAACTCCTGTCGGTCCTAAAACGAGGGCGCACACTATGAGGTTGAAGGCGATTGAAGCAGGGGACGATTACTAGATGGCTTTTAATTATGTTGAATCTTTTCATATTGGTGGATTTTGGTCTAAGGAAGTCGCAAAAGTTTTGAATGGTCGCGGAGTTAGATGTGTTGCGCCTGATGTCAAGATCGCCAAAAACGATCATGAGCGTGATGAAATGACGAAGTTTGAGAAAGACATTATTTTTGATTGGACAGATAAATGCCTTGAGGTCAAATCTTCAACACGCGAATTTACCGATGATGTTTTTCAATATCCTTTTGATTCTCTATTTGTTGACACTGTTTCGGGATATGACGCCAAAGTTGACAAACCTCTTGCTTATGTTCTGATTTCGCAGAAAACTCGTGGGATTGTTTGTATTTCACCTAAAACTTATGACGAATGGAGAAAGGTGAACACCTTTGACCGTAAGAGGGAAATTATGGAATGGTTTTATAGTGCCCCTAAAAGTGTTTTACAACCTTTTGATTCTTTGGTTAATCATCTAATTAAAATACAGAACGAAAGCGATGGCTGGTGATGGAAATATCTTTTGTAGATAACAGACAACTCAAGATCCCTTCATGGGGTGCAACTAGTATTTTGCGACCCGAAAAGATGCTCCTCAAGGCTTCAATGATTGATTATGGGTGGATACAGCCAATAGTTGTCAAGTCTTCCGACAACATGATTATTGACGGCTATCAGAGGTACCTAATATCTCTTGACGACGAAAAGTTCATCAAAAAGCACGGGAACATGATTCCTGTGATTTACAAAAATGTAGATGAAGTTGAGGCGATAATTATGCATATTCGCCTGAACCGTGCTCGTGGTGCTGTGAATTCATATGCTCTCAGCCGTGCTGTCAAAAGATTGATTTCGTCGGGCAAATATGAGGAAGATGATTTGTCTAACTTGTTTTTGATGCACGACGATGAAATTGATTTGCTTATGTCTGATGGTCTTTTGAAGAAGAAGAACTGGCAGAAATATGAGTATTCTCGTGCGTGGGTACCGATTGAGGTTGCAAAACCAGTTGTAGTGGATAATGTGACCATTGAGCGACCACCCAATAAGGATCGCTAAATATTGCCGTTAGTTCATATGTGGTAAAATTCGGGTGTCCCTTTTAGGAGAGTACTCATGCCACGACCAAGAATGACGGAAGATGTTGAATTCCGCACAGATGTAAACACCGAGGGTGACCTTATTCGTCGCGCGCGCTTTGTCCAACGTCCTCGTCGTGTAGGAGGTCGGAGTGTTCCGGGTAATGCTCCCTACTACCGTCGTCGTCGGGCTGAACTAAACGCAGCAAGGCGTCAACAGCGTGGAGCAGTAGCGGGCGCAGGTAATGCCGCGCGCCGTGGTCGTGCCGCTCAGAGAACAGCACGAGGAGCAGGTCGTGCAGGTCGTAACGCGGGCAACCCAAGAACAGTGACCCCAAGAAGTGCCCAAGGCGGTCGTCGTGGTGGAGTCAGAGGTGCATTAGCACGGGTAGCAAGAGCAGCCGCTGACAGGCTTGAGAGACGCCGTAATCGTCGTCGCTAACAATCGGAGGTAACCGATGGCTTTGGTGACGGTTTCTGATCTAAAGACTTACATGGATATTAGTTTTTCTAATAGACAAGAAGACGCTGCTCAATTTGTCATTGATGGTCTTCAAAGTGAATTGGAAACATATTTGCGCCGACCAATTGAAGTTGCGACATTTGTGGAAACTTATGTTCTTGATTCTGACCATGTTGGTTTGCCGATGGGTTCAAGTCTGTTCAATGATGTTTATAACTCCACCGATGTTGACCCTGTTGGAATCATTACTTACGGTACACCGCCTCCAACAATTTATTTGAAGAACTCTCCTGTGGTTTCTGTTCAAAGTGTAACTGTTAAGAATCTTTCTGAAGTTCAGCAAACTTTGGGTGAGGCGTTAAAGAGGCAAGCGACAGTTAGTTCGGCAACGGTTTCGGGTTCTAATGTTACTTACACTGCTTCTAATCACGGTATGACTGTTGGTCAAACTGTGTCTATCACGGGCATGTCTAGTAGCGCGTTAAATTTAACTTCCAAGGTTATTACTTCTGTTGCTACTAATACATTTGTTGTTTCACAAAGTGGTCTCACGGCAGGTACCTACGCTCAAGCAGGTACCGCAAATGCATACGGCTACGACTACACGGTTCGCACATACGGCATTGACTATTACCGTGGATACGCCAACGACAATGTGACCGTGACTTACACCGCTGGTTTAGCGGGCGATGGAATAAAAATGTTTAAGTTAATGATTCTTCGCGCCGCGGCTCGCGAAGTACAAAACATGCACGACGATGTTGTAGGTATCAAAGATCTTGGTGCCCGTGAAGTTGCTTTACAGGAAACAGGTTTCTTGGAAAAAGAATTAATGTCTGTGAAACGGTGGCGCAGAAACAGGATTGGTTAGATCATGCCGGGTGATCTGAGAATAAAAATAACAGTTGACGCAGAAGCGGCAATCAAAAGAATGAAAGATATGCGAGATAGGTCTAAAGATTTTAGACCAGTCTTTAGATGGGCTAAACGAGAACTTGGATTGATGAACGGACAAAATTTTGCTCAAGGTGGTTTACCTTCTGGCAAACCGTGGTCTCCACTTGATCCCGAATATGCTGCTTGGAAAGCCACCGCTTACCCCGGCAGACCCGACATGGTAGTCAGCAAAAAATTGTTTAATTCTTTGCGCAACCTTAACGGTCCTGCAAATTCTATTCGTTTCATGAAAGCCACATTTGGAACAGATGTTGAGTACGCAAAATTCCATCAATACGGAACATCAAAAATGCCGAAGCGTCAACTTGTTTATGAACCGAAAGGCTTTGCTGCGCGAGTTGCTTTGCTTTCGGCGAGACATGTTGTGGATGGTAAGTTGGGTGCAGGCGCGGGCGACTTAGCATTTGAGGGCAATTGATGAGCACACCAGTAACAGATTTGATGCACGGAGCACAGTGGGCTAAATATTATGTCAACACATATTTGAATAGTGATTTACCCAACAGGATAAATCGTTATCGTTCAGGTTGGAACTTAGATTCCAGTGAGTTGCCAACACCTGAATTCTTTTTAACCTATGAGCCGATTGCTCTTGACCACTGGCCGACAATTATCACCGTTTGCTTATCAAGTTCCCCTTTTGAGCGGATGATGCAAGGCGGACAGGGTGACCCCTTATACAGAGTTACATACAGTATGCGCACCTACATTTGGACTAAAACCGAGGGTTCTGAAGCCGTGACCTTAATGCGAGATAGATTGACGACGGTTGTCAGGTCGGCTTTGATGGATAAACCTTGTCTGACACGGTATGACAGCGATTTTGACGCAGAGGTCATGATTGATGAATCCTCACTTACTGAAGAGTTTTCTGACTTAACCCTCATAAAAGGTGACCGCGTATTAGCGGGAGCATATTTAGGCTACAATTTAATACTGAACGAAACAATTTACCGTGATCAGATTGCGGCGATAACTGGCTATCAAATTGAGAACTACAACTTGCGCAATACAGGGGCTACCTACTGATGAAACCATCATTTGAAACTGAGAACCACACCATCCCTTCAGGTATACGGGTATGGAATAAGACAAACGGCTATCTAGAAGTATCCTCGGAGGGTCATCTGCTTGAAGGTCAAACCGCCGCTTGGGTTGAAAAAAGCCCTGAAAATCTTTCCCTTGTAGAACAAGGGTTTTTGGAAATTATTGGAATGAGCGTGGACGACGCCCCTGTCGTAGAAACAGAGCGTGCCGAAACCCCAAAAAAAAAGAAACCTTCATCCTCAGCACCAACGGTAGAAGCATCTCTCAGTTCGGACACAGAAGATCAAGTTGTTGCGGATGATAATAAAAATGATGTAAAAGAATCAACCCAATCAAATAACGATGTTTCTGTTGAGACAGTTTAAGTAATGTATACTCGTTTTACAGAAATTTCTTCAACTCAAATGGATGGTGCTAGATGGCCGGAGTAACAATTACAACAGCAGTTCGTACAGGCGCTATCAATACTGGTACCGCAGATGCTGCGAAATTCTTCCTATTAGGAACAGCAGAGCGTGGGAAAAGTGATTTAGCCTATTCGGTAACTTCGCTTGAGGATTTTGAAACCAAGTTTGGTTCGCATGTAAGCGGCTCCTACTCGTGGTATTCCATGAAAACCTTCTTTGAAGAAGGCGGCGTTGAGGCTTATTTCAAAAAAGTTGATGCTTCTGACGGCGTAGTCGCAACGAAAGCGTTTACGACTGCAACTTCTGCTGGTGCGGGTGTTACTTTCACAGCGGTAAGCAAAGGTACTTGGGGTAATACAGCAACATTCGTTGTCGCCAACAATACAACTACTTTTGATGTAACGATCACCTACAGCGGTACAGTAATTTATTCCGGCACAGGCTTAGCATCGTTGACCGAATTGGTTGCATCGGCGAACGCAGACACCACACTGGCAGACTATTACACCTGTGCTCTCTCATCGGGTGCAACTGCGTCACAGTTGTTGGCGACAGCCTCTTCAACTTCTGCATCCAACGGATCAAACGGAACGATTGCAAAATCGGATTTCATTAGCGCAATTAGCGCGTTCACGGAGGATCTTGGTTCAGGTGCTGTAGCGGCACCGGGTGTTGCTACGGGTAGTTCGGACAGCGCATTGTATGATGCTCTTCGCACACACGCCGCATCATATAACCGTATTGCTCTTTGTGGTTTCGTTTCTACAGCAAGTCTTGCGAATGCACGCTCAGCATCAACTGGCTACACAGGAACCGAATACCACGAATACATGGCGTTCTACCATCCTTGGGTGCAAATTCCAAACGGTTCGGTAACTGTTGATGTACCACCAGAAGCGTATGTAGCCGCTGTTCGCGCACGCACACACAATGCTGTTGGTGCTTGGAAGGCTTATGCAGGTGTTGCATCTGAAGCAAAGTTTGTTACAGGAACCACTTTGGCTGTAAGCAGGGCTGACGGCGATCTCATGGATGCCGCATATGTCAATCCAATTCGTGTCATCAATGGTCGTGTTCGCATCTATGGTGCTCGTTCACACTCTTCAGTTGTTGCTCAGTGGCGTTTCATTACTGCTCGCGACACAATCAACTACATCAATGTTGAAGCAAATGC